TGTATGCTGGAAATCTAAGCACTTTACCTCCTCTAAGTAACGGAGAGTGGGATTGTGCTAACGTTCGTGCATCTATTGAAAACCTATTTGATATTGTTACCGATGCAGTTGGTTCTGGATCTCTTGCTGGTCTTCCTCAAGTAAATATAGGCGATTTTATTACTAATGCTAGACTATCTAAGTGTTATCGTGACGTATCATTTATTGTTGATGCAGTTGTCAACGACTTGAGACTTGGTGGTAACGTTAATAGTATTCAAGCTGGTGAAGCTTACTATGTTGGTAATAATCTAACTTATATTGATGGAGAGAAGACAGAAACTCTTGATGCTTGGACTTACGTTGGTGATATTGCTATCGCAGCGATGCGTAATTTTGACTTCCTTGCTGTCAATTGTGTAACTACTGCAGGATCTGCATTAGTTAACGTTGGTGATTCTAGAGGAATTCCAATTGGTACGAGAGTTGTTGAGTATGCAAACACTCCAACTCCTTTTGTAAATGGATTACTCCAAACAGGAGCAGTTCCAATCTATACCAATATTCCAAAAGATACATATGTCAAGAGAATCGTAAATAGTACAACGATTGAACTTGGTGTTAATAACTCCAGATTTAATTTTGGAAATGTTGTAAATGCTTTACAAAGTAGCACGACCACAAAACTATACTTTACCTTTGAGAAAGGTGCTTGGGCAGATACATTACCAAAGAAAGTAAAAGTTGGACCAGCAAATACAAATCCAGATGTAATACAAGATACAACTGCATTTACTCCAACTGCTCCTACTCAAAGAGAATGTGCTGGTACTGCTAACGCAATTGTTACTTTAGTTGGTAATATTACAACAATTATTGATCAGGGCATTGGAAGTGTTACCTTACAAGAGCAAACTGTTAATACAGCACTATTTGCTTCTCGTGCTACAATCTTCACAATTGATACAACTGGTTATGGTTCTACTAATGCTCATAACTTTGAGACTGGAACTCCTGTAAGACTTGTTCCACGTCCTCGTTTTGATGTTGTAACTAAAAAGTATGTTGATGTTGATAAGCGTTTAGTTAGACTACCGAAAGGATTTGAAACTAATAAAACCTATTATGTAATTGCCCCTGGTAGAAAAACAACGCAAGGTGGAGCTGATTTTAGCAATCTTCCCACCTTCAATGGTAGTGATCAAACTAAATTGATGCTTGCATCATCAAAAGAAAATGCAGCCGCAGGCATTTACATTTATGCAGCAGAAACACAAGGTATTGACCCTAATGTAGAAATTGATCTCTACCAGTTTGTACTTGATGATAAGTATGATCTACACAACTATAAGTGTAATTTGATTAGCGGAACTACAATTCAAACTGATGTTTCACATATTTTTGATAAACCATCTGCATCTACTACTCCGCATAAAGTTTTCTTCAGAAAAATTGAGGGTGGTCAGCTACCAGCTGTTGCCTCAACTTATGCCACTGATCCAACTGTAGCAGTTGTTTCACCAACAAATCCAGATGTAGGTAAAATTAATCCTCAAATTGAATTTTTTGCCAAATATCAAACTGATAAAACTTTTACAATTCACAAAACTCATGCAGATGCAATCAATGATGTAAACCCAATTACATTTGCTGCTGGTCAGACAATGATTTTTGATGTCTATGCTAACAAGCGTAGATCTCCAATGAGATTTGATCCAGCATATACTGATAATGTAAGCACTACTGGTAAGTGGTTTATTCAATGTAAGGATCAAGTAACCGCTCAACCATTATCTGAACAAAAGAAAAATCTTTTCTGGAGACTTCAGCAGACCGATTATTCTGATAGACCAAGAACAACTGATACTTGGTATATTCGTATTGACGATACGAGAGATGCTGATGATAGAACTTATAAGATCCGTTACGTTATTCCAAAGTATCTTGAAAATGCAAGAGATCCTATCAACGGATTTGTTCTTAAAACAAGAACTGATGATACCCGTAAACTCGTACCACAAAAAATTATACTAAAACCAGTTACTGGTTCTGTTTACGGTGCTAGATTTGAAAATAAAAATAACGCAGGTGAATTTATTGGATATACAACCACACAATTCCAAACTGGTAGTCTTAATTTAGATAATGCGTATGATCCTTATAGAAAAGATTTAACTGGCAGCGGCACTGATTATCGTGCTTTTGCTAAGTTCAGTTCTGGAATTCAAGCAACAATTCAAAGCGGTCGTTATATTCCAGATCCACTAAATCCTGCGATTAAATACCTTGAATTAACTGTATTTGATCATACCATAGATGCCGTCAACTTCCCTGGATTAAAGAATGAAATTCTAACAACTGTTAAGATTACTGGTCCTCAGGGTGGCGACTTTGTTGTCAACAAAACTCAAAATGTTAGCTCTGGTCCTACTGCTAACAAAGTATTCTTTACTGGGAATTCATCTGGATTTGCATTCATTCATGCTTACATGAGTGTAGGTGGGGATCATTATTTGATTATCAAAGGTATTACTGGTGGTAAGCTCGAATATAGTGAGTTTAATAATACAAGATTTACTCAGGGAACTGTCTTCTCGGATATGCTCGAAGACCAGGATATGGGCAAATCTCTACCACTCAAAACTCTGATCCGTAAGCGTTATCCTGAGTATTACTGGAGACAAAATGGAGCTAATGTCTATACAATTACTCCTGGTGATAAGATCCAAGATAATGCTGGTATTGAGTATTATGTTGATAGTGTAGAAGACACTGGTATCATCGATGATACTTTCTACATTTTTGCTACTGAAACTCTCAAACGTCGTATTGCTGGACAGCAAGATGGTATCTACTATCTAACTTGCCTACGCGGTAATATCTCACCATTACCAACTGGTGCTGGTGTTGTCAATAACTTTAGAAACTTTAAGTTCTCTCAACCAGTTAGTAGACTATATCCACTGAACTATAGAAACGATCCTCTCTGGTTTAAGAAAAACGGAACTACAACCGAAGAAAAAGATTATTATGCAGCATTAATTGATCCACCAGAAACTTTCTCTGCTGCTGATAACTACGTTCATGGTGCTGTTTCTGTAAATGATTACAAGAACTCTGTAACTAGAGAATTCGTTAATGATCTCATTAAACAACCAGCATTTAATGATAATACGTATTCTGGTACAGTTATAAAGAATGGTAAGACAATTAACGTCTCTATTCAAGCACAAGACGGCAATGCAACTTCTGGTTCAGAAGACAGAACAATCCCTATTGCTGGTAATAGTTTAGTAGTTTCTGATCAAAGATACTATGTTGAACTTCGCAGACCATCAATTGCTCGTGCTGGTAACCATACGTTTGAATACCTTGGTTTCGGTCCTGGTAACTACTCTACAGGTCTCCCTGCCCGCCAGGAAGTCGTCCTAACACCAGATCAGGACTTCTATGCCCAAGCGAAGAAACAAGACGCTGGTATCGTCTTCTACACGGGTATTAACTCTCAAGGTGATCTTTATATTGGTAATAGAAGAATTAATGCTATTACTGGTGAAGAAACCTTTATTGATAAGGCAAGTTTACAAGACGATGGAGATGAAGATGATGTTATTGGTGGTCTCGTTACTACTTTTGATACTCCTGTAACATTCAACCAAAACTTTACAGTTGTTGGTGGAGATGGAACTCTTGTAACTTCTTTTGAATCTCCAGTTTTAATAGCTGTACAAGACAATGATTTGACCCAACAACGTGATGTTCTGATTATCCGTTCTAATGTCTCTTCTATTGATCCTGTAACATTATTACAACAAGATGAATATCTAGACAGAACTTCATTTACTCCACCTACAAAAGGAGATATTAGACTTAGTAAGAATAGAGTTCAAGCTGCTGTATTTGGATGGAACTCGAAAGGCAATGGTCAGGAGTATCTAATTCAAACTCATGCTATAACTGGAGTTCCTTCAAATATTACTCCAAACCAAACTGCGTTAATTTCTGCTGGTGGAACAGCAATCAATACATCTCAAACTATATCTTATGGTGGAGTTATTCCTGGAACTGGGGATATCTTACTCAAGGGTGCTGAAGTTGGAAAATCTGGATCTCTTGGATGGATCAATGCTAACTACTACACACTCATTGCTAACACTAGCATCTTCACTATTTCTTTTGATGGAAGTAATGTAGTCAAAGTAACATTTAAGGCAGCAGGCACTGGTCTTAATATCACTTGTCAAGATCTTGGAATTACTTTAACTTCTCAAATTAGGGTTAAGAATTTCTATTTTGATCCTAGAATTAACTTAACTTGGGTAATTTATAACAAACCAGGAGATGAATTCTCTCCAACTAAAAACTATATTTACTTCCAAGTAGTAGATCAAATTGCACAGTCAACACAAAACTGGGCAGATATTATTACGGGCACACCATCTGGTTCTACTTCTCCAACTATCGAATTCTCTAATTCAAGTTGGAAGGAAGTTGGAGTTCTTGGAGCAGAAGTTATCAGAACAGAGACAGAGACGATTGGTAACTACAAGTTAGGCATCAACACTGTTGCTCGTTCTCCTCATTCTGCATACACGAATTCATTTGTTGATTCCACTACAACTGATCCTCGTGCTAACCTTGATGTTGTTGGTAAAGCATATATCAGTGGTAAAACTTTAACTACCGCACCAAATAACTACCTTGCCAATGCTACTCCATCAGATAGAACATTCAATGCTATTGCTGATGCATTTGTAGTTGGTGGCGATAGTTTAGCAGCAACAAATTATAGCACACTCAGAGTTGATACAAATACCGTTGCTATTACTGAAGCTTCACGAGGCAATAACCTTGGAAGAGTTGGTATTAACACAAATCAATCAGTCACTAATAGTCAACTCAATAGAGCACTGGTTGTTGTTGGTGATTCTAGATTTACTGAAGATGCTAGGTTCCAGAGAGATATTGAAGTCTATACTGATGGTGCTACTGAAACAGGTGAAATAAGAACTGGCATAACAACTGGTAATTTCAATCTACTCAATGGATCTACAACTACTCAGTTTACTGGTCAATTATCAATTACTGCTGGTGTTCTAAGCAAAGCTAATTCTAAGGGACTTAGACTTGGTAATAATCTTGCCTATATTGAAATAGGTGACGTATATACTGATGATCAGTTTATCTTCATCGGTAATAATTCAGATCACTCCAATATTCTTATCGGTGATATTTCTGATGATGCTGATAAGATTTCAAAAATCTCGATTGGTGGTGCTTATCAAGCAAATACTTCTAATTCGTTTGTCACATTCGGAAACAAGAGAGTAAACTTTGCTGGTGAGGTATTATTTGGTGCGAATAAACTTCCAGGTGGTAATAGACTTAACCCAGATCAAGTAGTTACCGTTGGTACAGAAGCTGGTGTTGTTCTATTCTTTACTGGAAACACACAAACATTAGACTTTGCTACGAACGCTTCTGAAATTAACATTGGTGGTCAAGGTGGTCAAACAAAGATTAGAAATAATTTCTTAGTTGATGCTAATAGTAGATTTAATTCTAATCTTACTCTGTGTGGAGGACTTTCTGCATTCGCATTTACTGGTAATAGAGGACAGTTAGGATCTGGAGTATTTGCACATAGTTCTGGAATTCTAGGATTGAATACTTTCAATCCAAATGTTGATCTCATCAATGTTTATGTAATATCTGCTGTCAATCAAAATGTTCCAACCACTGCAGAATTGGCAGCTGGTTTTAACAGAATTGACACCGCTGGTGCTGGTGTATGGGGTGGAAATTCTGGGCCTTCTAATTTCCAAGCAGCAATTCCTGGTGCTGGTCCTGAAGGAGCAACATTACCAGCAATTACAGTGGAGGATGAGTATTATCTACCAATGAAGTATGCTCCAACTCCATACTTCCAGGCAGGAGATTACATTATTATTGATAGTCCAGCATCTGGTTCAACACATCCAGAAATCTGCCGAATCACTCAAGATGGATTAACTGGTGCCAGCAGTGCTCCTTATTACTTAAAAGTTAAGCGTCAACCACTTGGTAGATTTACTGGACTAAAAACAAATCATCCAGATACTACTAATGTTTGGAAAGCAAATGTCGGATTTGATGCCACTTGGATCGAACAGAGTATTGATGGATCTGGAACATCAGACAACCTCTACCTGTCAGCATTTGGTGGTTCTCTAACTACTAATGATTATGTTATTGTTGATAGAAGCATAGTTACAACGGCGTCAAGATCTAGCAGTGGAACTACAAGAACCATTACTACTAATGGATTACATGGATTTGCTACTGGTAATCTAGTTACAGTAAGTGGAATGAGTTCTTCTTACAATGTATCTCAGGTTGCTGTAACTGTAACTTCAACAACTACATTTACATATACTGCCACGGGATCTCTAACAGAAGCAACAACTGCTGATACTAGCGGTACTTGTGTTACTGGTGAAGTATTTAAAGTTGCTTCTCTACTCTCTCAAGTAGCGAAGAAACTAAGAATTGTAAATGGATGTGATACTGCTAACGAAAAAGTTGTATTTGAAGTTGACAGTGTAACTGGTGGTGTCTTAATGGGCGATCCAACAGTTCAAACCTCAGTTACAACACTATATGGAAGCTTGACACTCTCGGGTGGATGTGGAACAACTCCTATTGTTAATGATATCTTTAACCCTGATGCTGATATTTCTGATGATTCTAAACTAACTATTACCAATAGAACTTTCAATACATATCAAATTAATACCTGTAATGGTAATACTGAAATTGGTAATCCTTGGGGTTGGGTTTGGGCATTACAAGGATTGTATGGTCAAACTCCAGTAGCACACAATACTACAACTTCTACTGTTAGTGTATATACGAGAGCTCCTCAAACTATTCAAGCAAATGGTCCATTAACAGCTCTTGGGAGCACATTATCTGCTGGATCACTTAATGGTATTATTGTTAATAGTATATCTGGTTTCTCAGCTGGAGATCTAGTTGCTATTATTGATGGCACATCTAAGTTTGAAATTTGTTTGGTAACAGCAACTCCATTTATTGCTTCTGGAACAAATGAACCAACTCTGCCAGTTATATACAATGTAACTTATCCAGCTAGTACATATCCAAATGGTGGTCGTGGAGCAGAAGGAACAACTGCACAATCGTTTACTGTTGGTGCAGTTGTTGTCAAACTTATCAAGGATAGCAGAACAACAAAATTACTAGAAGCAATACCTGCTACTGGTAGAACTGCTGCTCCATCACCAAATACAAATACCAATAGAATTGTTCTGAAACTTGTTAATGGTGATCTGGTTGCTCAAAAACTTGACTATGAGCAAGTTATTAGAATCACTACTGGAACAGCGAATGAATTCCTATTACCCGATAGCATTACTGGTGCAGTTGATGCATCGTTTGGCGTTAAAATGCCAAAATCTATCCGACTTTCTCTTACTGCTACTCAACCAGAAGCAAACATTCAAAGATATTTTGGTGGAGGAAAACTCACAACCCACGATGATATTAATATTCTCAGTGGTAATCTTAGAATGTATGGAACTGATGGGAAAACTCTTATCTTTAGCGTTGCTAATGATGATGGTCACCCAGGAGATGGAGCAATTATTGACCCAGTAACTGGTAAAGGCGGATTATTCATCAATGGTAGAGCAGATGTCTTTGGAAATCTACGAGTATTTGAGCAACAATGTCAAGAAAATGGAGTATGTAATAATGATCTGAAATTCCAAGTTTATAAGTCAAGTGGTAATGTTGATATGGGAGAAAAACTTTACATTAAAGGTAAAGTTAACGCAATAGAATCTTCATCTGTTGAGATATTCCATATAGACAATTTAGGATCCGCTGGTACTAATACGACTGGTCCAAGAGACTTTAAGATATATCAAGATGGATCTGTTGATGCATTTGGTATTCAACGTTACTTCAATAGAAATGGTGGTCGCCGTTGGACATATTTGGCTCAATCATCGACTGGTTTTGGACAAGTCCAAGCAAATCCACTTGCACCAAATGGTAATTATCTAATCAATACTCCATCAAGTGGAAACATGATTGTTTACTTACCATCAACTGGAGTTCAAACTGGAGATATGATTAGATTTATTGATATTAGTGGTAATCTATCATACAGAGCAAGTCTAATTCTTCGTGCTTTGAAGAATGGATCAGAAGCAACTAAAATCCAAGGAGATAATATAGGAACTAAAGCAAATGTTGGATCTTCTGCTCCGTTAGCTGTTGCTTGGGATAGTGGAGAATTGATTGTTCAAACAAGAAATGCTTCTTTCGGTGTAGTTTATGTTGGCGCATCTGACGCTGTTGGTGATCCAAATGCATCTGAAATTCCAACTGATTTACGCGGTTGGTGGTTAGTGGAGCTCTGATCTATGGCAGTAAGATACGGCATAGTAAAATTCATGAAAGTTGCCAAAATTGGCACTATTATACCATGGGGAGGAGATGGTAACGAAGGATTTGCTCTCTCCAATGTTCCGAAGGGGTGGATTTTGTGTGATGGTCGTTTATATAATGCTAATAGATATCCTTTATTGGCGTCTCATCTTGGAACTACGTATGGTGGAACTACCTTTACTGGAACTTTTCCAGATTATGAAGAAGGTCAATTTAGAGTTCCAAATATGACTTTGAAGATGCCAATGGACTTAGAACCAGAATACCTATCACAAACTGCTTATCAATATGGACAAATTGATGCGTATAATAAATTAATATCTGAACAAACAGTTCCTTTAGTGGCAGGATTTGGATTAACAAATCCAATTCAAACAACTATTTCTGCC